ATCATCTAACACGGATGATAACTATATTACAAATATGTGTAGAGTAGGTACATATGGTACTGATATTGAAATTTTAACTGCAATATTGTTAACAAACCAAGATATAAAACTATATTATTCTGAGACAGATTCACAAGGAAATAAACAATTGGTATTATTAAACACATTTGAGCTTCTTAAAGATTATTTAAAAAGTAATAAGTTTATAACAATAAATTCCACTATACCACCATTAACTATATATCATCATCATATTCATTATGATTTATTCGAACCTATTAAATCAGATGACCCGCCTGATGAAATTGAACGACGTGACATAGAAGAAATACTTAAAAAAGCTGAACTATTATTAACGGGGACAAACACTAGAACACATATTATATTAGATTTAATTAAAAAAGCAAAATCAACAGCAAAACCCAAAATGCAATCTTTAACACTTTCAAAGGAATATATTTGTATACCTAATCTTAATGGACAATTTCCTAGTCGTTTAGATTGTGAGAGTGATACGGTTAGTATAAAACAGGATCCAGCACAACTTAAAACAGAAGTAATTAATGAGGTGTTGAATCAAATAATAAGTAAATTATACAAGGACTTTGGCGATGATTTTTGGAGTTATCAATCTTTGATAGATACGTATGAACACAAGTTACAAAAATTATATGATGAAAAATTAAAACTCTATACTGGATACGACTATTTAGATTTTAAATCATTTATGGATATATTAAAAGAGGATGACTTTTTTAAAGACAAGATCATACTAGTAGAAACACACCCACTGCCGTATGCGTATAAATATATGAAATATAAAATGAAATATTTAACATTAAAAAATAACACATATTATAATATCTTTTAATGATTTATATAATATTAAAATTTTAAATTCTATTAATATTATATGGATAAATTAAAAATTTTATCATGGAATATTTGTTGGGAGTGTATGTCAGCAAATCAAACTAGTAATACTTTAGCGATATACTGTAAAAATAACAAAAACACATGTTTACTTAATGTTGTTGATTTAATTGATCAGGAGGAATATGATATTATTGGATTACAAGAAGCAGCAAAATATAATGTGATTATAAGTGAGAGTGATAAATTACGAAAGATGGGATGTATTCATCATGCTTTAAACAAGAATTCCATTGTTGATTTAACTACATTTTATAATATACAAAAATTTAAAGTTTTGGCTGTTAAAGTTGGTAATCTTTTTAATAAACAAGGGAGACCGTATCATATAATTTTTTTACAACATAATAAGACCTCTGATAAATATATTATAATTAATTTACATAATGGTCATTATGATCGTACAAAAAGTGAATATTTTTCAAAAGACTATTTAGAAAAAACTTTAGGCGCTGATATAGAAAACTTATTTATTGTCGATTCGTCTAAAACACAGAAGGATTTTATGAATATTGAAAATGAGAAATTAAGCAATGGATCACATCTGTTTACAGAGAATACATTTAAAACTATTGTATTAGGTGATTTTAATGATAATGCTGGTGAAAATTATTGGCAAGGATTACAACCATTTAAAATTAATACATCATTTCAAAATTTAAGCTCAATAGTTGTATCATCGCAAAAAACAAAACCACCAAAAACATGTTGTACAGGTCACAGCAGTTTGCGCACAGCAGATGATAAAGATTTTTCAATTGGTGATTATATTTTAATTGATGCTAACTTGAAATATAGTACACATAATACAATTGTTCAATATTTTATGGATAATATTAAGACGAAATTGACTTCAGATCATAAACCTGTTTATGCTATAATTAAAATACCCACTCCTGCTTTAGCGGTGGTTCCAGTGGTGGTCCCAGATGCGGTTCTACCTGCAGTTCCAACTGCAAACCAAAAAATAATTAGTTTTATTTGTATACCTAATCTTAATGGACAATTTTCTAGTCATTTAGATTGTGTGAATGATTCGGTTAGTATAAAACAATCTTCATTATCTACACCTATGTCTCTAACAGAATTTAAATTTTCAGTAATTAATGATGCAATCAATAAAATAATGGGTAAACCACCATACACAGATATAGATAAGTATACAATTTATAAGTTACAGTTAGAGAAATTATATGATAAATATTTACCAATCTATGTTGGACAACCTTTAGATATTACCGCATTTGTGGAAATATTAAAACAGACTGATGAATTTGAAAAATTTTTTCCAATTACATGTTATTTTAATAAAAAATTACAGAGCAAATTTAAAGAAATACCAACTCTTGGTAATGGAAATTGTTTATTTCAAAGTTTACAATTAGGAATAAACGAATGGAAAAAGTTTACACCATTGCAGATTCGGGAAATTATTTGTAATAATCTTGAGCATGTAATTAAAAAATTAATAAAAATTAGAAATTTAAGTACATCTATAATACAATCTACTGGATCACCTGGTCAGTCAGTTATAATTATTGAAGAGTGGATAGCAGAAATATTAAAACATTCAGTGGATAATATAACAGATAAAATTATTGAAGATTATATTACACAGATGCGGAACGAACAAAAATTTGGAGGTCTACTTGAAATAATTACAGCAATATATTTAACACGTTTTAATATAATAATATATCAAATGGATGGCAACCTGAATAATAATTTTGAAGATATTAAAAATGAAATTAAATTTAGAGATGATGATGAAGAGTTTTCTACATTTACAGATGGCTCAGCTGTATATTTATATCATTGTAATAGTACTGGTATTATGTTTAATGCCGAACATTATGAACTACTTGTAAAAAAACCCCAACCGCCCATCGCGTATAAGTATATGAAATATAAAATGAAATATTTAACATTAAAAAATAATACGCATTATAATAAATATTTATAATTTGTTATGATGATTCATATAATATTAATTCAATATTGACAAAATTGTGTCTAAATATATAATATATATCTAATATATTATATATTATGTTTATTAATGGTATAAATGGTAAAATTAATATAATTGAAGGTAGAGAAATATATAATATAAATGCAATAATAATACATATACACGGTATTGGTTCACATTTTCAACCAGTTTATAAATGTAATAATTGTTTTTATGAAAGAGATAATTTCTTTTCAAATGTAAAATATAAATCGTATGCTTTTGAATTTCATGGTCATGGTAGAAGTTATGGAATAAAATGTTGTATTAAAAATTTTAATGATTTAGTTAACGATTTAGAAAATGTTATTATACATATTTTAAATATACATTCTGATAAAAAAATATTTTTATTAGCAGAATCTATGGGTGCAGCAGTTGTATTAAAATATATGATTGATAATATTAATAATACTGATTTTATAAAAGGTATTATATTATTAAGTCCCTTGTGTGGTATAGATGAAAATATTAAACCTTCAAAAATATTAATAAAATTATTAGAATTTACTAGTTATATTTTTCCTACAAAACGTGTTAATTTACCATCAACTAATATAGCCACTAAAACTACTAGAAATATGAAATATCTAGAACTAAAACAAAAATCTTTATATGATTATGATGCCCCCTATCCATTATGCACATTAAGAGAAATATATAATATTAGTATATGGCTTCCATTAAATGTGTCTGAATTAAACACACCATTATTAATATTTTACGGTTCAAATGATAAAGTTATTTCATATGAAGGTATTAAAACCGTATTTGATAATATTAAATATACTGACAAAAAATTGGTAATATTACCAAATACAGAACATTCTATTTTAGTACCAAATGATATAAATGATATTATACCACAATTAGTATATATTAAAATATTAGATTGGTTAAATCTAAAAAATAAATAAATTATCTATTATTAGAGATAATAGAAATAGTTTGATAATATGACCTAGATGATATAGCATTCTTTTTTATAAAATCACTACATATAGTTTGTTTATGACCTGTATATTTATAGACCGTTAAAGGCCACCATAAGAATGATATAGTATCATTATTTTCATTTGCATATAGAATCATATTTTCATAATCTGTTTTTAATTCTTGCATATATGATTCTAATGAATCAATTGAATTTTTAGTAGTTTTTTTAAACAGATGAATGTTTAATAAAAAGCTACATCGTTCATCATATGTTGTATGTGGTATATCAATGTCAATAATCCCATATATAGTTATATTATTTATCTCAAATTCTATTATTTTAACTAGATAAGATGAGTTTAAGTGTGTATGCAATATTGATAAACATGATGAATTTAATACAATAATACGCATATGATTAATATTACCCATTATATACATATTTTTATTTAATTCATATAACATTGGTTGTTGTTTTTTAATAAAATTGTCAAATTGTAAATTATTAAATTTTTGTTTTAATGCTATTATTAGAGGTGATAAGTTATTTATATGTCTATTTAATTTTAATCGCTTGGTCTTTCTCTTAGCACATCTTACAAAATATAATCTTTTATTAAGTTTTATAAACATTTGCTCTTCAGATAACTTGATATATTCTGATGTAAATAATAAATTTATTAATCCTATTATATTAGATATAATACGATTATATAAAACTTGCTTTTCAATAAAAGTTTTTTGATTTATTATATATTCAAATTGATTCCATTTTATCATATTAATTATTATTTTATATTTTTGTGTTAAACTCCATTTATCCATATCATTATTACTATATCTGTTTTTAATATTATTAAATATTGCTTTCCATAAAGCACCCATTTCTTGTTCATTTGGTGTCTTAAAAAGTTTAATAGCTTTTGCAAATTCCATTTTGATATACCAGTTTTCATTATTCAAATTACTTAGATATAATTTAAATGCTATATCAGCAATATTACAAAATGTATGTGGTTTATTATAATAATATTCAAATTTATGTAATGTTAATATAACATTGGTAGATGTAGTAGCACTAATAATATATTCAAATAAATGTCCAATGTTTATATATTCAGATAATAATTTAAGTCGTTTTAATATATATTTTGCCTCAAATGTAGCAATAAATAATGTATTAATAATTTTTTTTAGTAGTTCATCTGTAAAAGTAATTAATTGATTATTTAGATGATATTCTTTTAACAGATATTTAAAAATTCGGTTATCTGAATTTATAATTGATTTTGTAAATAATTCTTCTATACTTGCACCAATACACGGTGATTTAAGAAGATTTATAAATAATATATTTTCATCAGGTGATTTTTTAAAAGGAATTGATAATAATCTATTTATTAAACCATTGCTAATAATAGGAATAGTTATATTGTTTAAAAATCCAACCCACCATACAAATGTCTCAAATGTACCACACAAACATACATATGATATATTTGGATCTAATACAGGTGTTATATCATGTGTAGTTTTAATATGCGCGAGGCGATTTATTTTTTGTAAAAGTATATTACCATTATGAACACGTAATAATCTGCATAATAATTTTTTATTAATAAAATTATCTATCATATTAGCACATATTTTATCAGATATATTTAAATTATTTATTGCATTAACTATAAAAACAAATATAGGAAAATAATACTCCATTTTACAATTTATATTTGTTTTACCATTAACTATTTTAGGTGCATTACTTGTATAGTTTAGTAAATATGTTAATATATGTATCTGTGTTAAACAACTAATTCCTATCATATCACAATGCATTATTAGCGCCCTCGGTGAATTTTCAAATTGCTGAATAATTTTGTTTACAGTTGGTAAAAATGGCTGGTGGTCAATTAAACTCATGTGTTGGATACAAACAATACACTAAAGGCAACCAGTGTGTAATAGCTTAAATAGTAATGACTTTTATTAATAAAATAAAAAATCAATATTTTTAATATATAAAATAAGTATTCTTTTATATAATAAAATTTGAATCAGTTGTTGTTGTTATATTTACACTGTCAATTATTGATGTTTTAGCAGTTGTCTCACACGAACCATTAACATCATTACAATTACTTTGTGTATCATCAGTTATTTTATTTGTTGATATTTGTGAACCATAATATGTATCAACTTCTTCTTGTGATGCAAAATTAATTAAATATCCAATTATTTTAATTTGAATATCATTTTGATTAATTCGTTTAGCCATAATTTGTATTTTAATATAATCATCTATTAATAATCTTTTCTTTGTTTTTTTATTTACATAATTTTCAGGAATATCCCAAATATTTGTATCAACATTTTCTTTTGGTATAAATATCATTAATGGTCCATTTGTTGCAACAATTAATTCTTGACTAATTACTTTTATAATACCTATAATAATTGTATTTTCAATAGGAATACATAATTTACAATGATAGGTTACAAATGAAATTGCACAACCATTAAGATTTTCAGGAGGCATTATACATTCAGAATATTTTATAATACGATATACAGTATCAACATAACCATATTCATTACATTTTTTTTCAACTTTTTCTTTTAAAATATTTTTCATATTATTTTCAATATCTGAATTCATATGAAATGATTCAATTGATATACGTGTTTTTTGATTAATTAAACGATATGGATTAACACATTGCATTTCTTGTTTATTACTTGTATCTGATGAAGTTAAATCTTTAGTTTTATTACTTGTATCTGATGCAGTTAAACCTTTAGTTTTATTACTTGTATCTGATGCAGTTGAATCCTTTGGTTTATTACTTGTATCTGATGCAGTTAAACCTTTAGTTTTATTACTTGTCATGCTTTTTTAATATTAATGATTAGATATTTTTATATATATATTTCAATTTTCTATAAAAATATTTAATATTTTCTAATTAGTAATATATAAAAATGAATTACTTTAATAAAATATTAAATGGTAATATTCCTGCAAATATCTTTGATTTAATTAAACATAATAAATTTGATTATAAATTAAATCAAGAATATTCATATTTACAAATAAATGCAAATAATACAAATAATAATGCTGAAAATTCATTATATATTGGATTAGTAAAAAAAAGTATGAATCTACATTCTAATAATATTATATCTAGTGTTAATACTATATTAAAGAAAGTATTAAAACTTACAATAGAAAATAATAAAAATGAAATTGCAAAATTAACTAATTCAAATGATATGCAGAAAAATATTATTATTAATTTAATTGCAAACACATTTAGCAATGAATTATACAAAATAATAGCAAATTTACCTTTAACACATCGATATAAAGATCTTCATATTAAATTAATTGAATTATCTGGATTAATTGGAGTATCAATAAAAGCTATTAAAAATATTGCTGAAAAGTTAAGTTTAGATTATGAATTAACTAAAACATTAAAAATAAGTAAATCAATTAATATACATCAATTATTTTATAATCTATTAATAAGAGATGTTAAAAACCATAAATGTGAGGAGGTATTATTAGAATGTTTAATAACAGATGATTATATTAATCAACTAGCAATTACAATTATTAATTTATGGGATACCATATTAGATAATATTATTAAATCAATTAAATATGAAAAAATTATTTTATTTTATGCTTTTAGTATTGATTTTGTTGATCAATTATACCAAACAACTCACAATACTAAACCTAGAATAGTTGAACATGCATTAGATATTGGTAATACAACTATAAATTCTGATTCAAAAAGAATGAAAGATTTAAAAGAAAAAAGCAAAGAAATTAATCAAAGTAAAGTAATAGATGGTGTTGCTAAATTATTATCTAGTTCTATTACATCTGCTGTGAGTAAAAATCAAGCAGACTTATTAAGAACAATTGCTATATCAAATGATGTATCAGTTAAGGGTGCTAAAGGAACTAGTTTTATAATGTCTGGAATTAAACAAACCAGCGTTATAACACAAGAAACAAACATGGATGTTGCACAAACCATTACAAATAAAGTTACTAATGATATTTCTAAAAATTTAAAAGAAAATATAGATATGGCTGCAAAAACTTCTACAACTGATATAAAAAAATTTGAAGATACAAGTAAAGCGGGCACAAATGTGGGAGGAATTGTTAGTGATATTGCAGATGCTGCTACAAAAATATTATCTATGAGTATGGGTAATACCACTGTAAATAAAACAGAAGAAGAAATAACAAAAGAATTAAAAGAACAATTTAAGCTTAATCAAGATTTTAAATATAATAAAAATTCTGAAGCAAACGACCTTATTCAAAATACTTTAAATTCTGACAATTTAGCAAAATGTGCTGCAGATACTAAAGCTAATAATAAAATTAATTTGGAAAGTCTTAATATATCAGGCCCTATAGAAATCACTAATATTGAACAATCAAATGTAGTAAATGATGTAATGAATTGTGCTTTTGATCAAGCTGTAATAAATGATATTGCTAGTAAAATAGTTAGTGAATATGATTCAACAATTAAACAATTATTAGAAAATGTGGATAGCACTTTGGATGAACAAACAAAAGCCACTATTGAAGGTGATATTTATGCAATAGGCACAGCTGGATCAGCTATATTAGAATCTGTTGGAAATGCAGGGTCAAAAATACTTGATTCTGGTGGAACAGCTGCCGCAAAAACACTTGGTGCAGCAGGCGGGGTAATAAAAGAAGGCGGTGAAGCAGCTAAAAATTTAGGTATTGGCTTAATGATGGGACCTTTAAGTATACTTTTAGGAATTATAACAGTGTTTGTTATTATAGGAGGAATCGGATATGCTATGACTAAATTAACATCTGGTCCAGAAAATAGTGAAACAGTTTCTAGTGATATGAACGGTGATATGAACGGTGATATGAATAATATGAATGGTGATACTAGTGATATGAATGGTGATACTAGTGATCTTAGAGGTGACTTTAATAACAACAATTATAGTGATACAAGTAATAATAACATGGATACATTTAATAAAAATTATTAGAAACTAATTGTAATAATGTTATAATACCAATAGATGTTAAAGGTAAAATAATCCAAAATAATAGATCATATATTGTCCACTCATAACCTATATCCCAATCACCTAATATATATTTAGTTAACAATACACAAATAGGTGGAATAAAAAATTGTTTATCAAAATTAGATTTATTTGGAATAAAAAATAATACAATTGTTGTAATAATAGTACATATAATAGTATATGCAATATGTTCTGGAGATTCCATTTTATCAAAAAACATTATATATAATATTATATATAATGTTTTTATATTTTATATATTATGATTAATAATATTCTGTTTTAATTTCACCAATCATACCATAAGGTAAGCCTAATACTCTATAATGTACATGTCTTGGTATTACTCTGCCTGATGGAACAATATAATCACTGCCAACTTTTATTTCAATTGTCGCTTCGCCTTTATCATTTGACATGATAACACCACTATTAGAATAATCAGCATAGGCAGATTCTACATCTGGCAAACCGGTAGGTGATTCACTTTTAACTGATGGTAATGAGGCCCAATATACTATTTTCTTATTTGGTAATGTTTTTATATTAATTTTTTTATTAGTGTCATTAGGTGGTTTTGTTAATGGTATTAAATTAGAAGGTAAAACATTCACACCTAAAAATGGAAGCCAAGTGGTTTTGTCTCCAGCTAATTTAATAGCAGCTAATGCAACTACAATATATATAATATTATTAATAGGAATATTTGAATTAAATGTGTTATTTACTGTGGTTGATAATATTTCAACTAAATTATAACCAAATGCAGTTGTCCCCCAGTTAACAGCTCCAATTAATACAAGTCCAATTAATAACATATGTAATTTTATTTTCATCTGATTATTTTTATACATTTTTTTAATTATATATATATATAATAGAATTAAATATTATTTATAATAAATGGACCTAATTTTATAAAACCTTGGTGAAAATAAATAATATCATTACTATTTATTTTTTCTCTAGGACCAAAAATATATTTTATAACTTCTTTATTATTTTCTATTTGAACTAATGCATAATTATATAATTGTATTTTCATATTAATCATATTATCTCTTAAAATTAAATCATCCTTATTTTGTAACACACGGAATTCATAAATTAAATAATATTGTTTATAAACATTATTATATGCAATGCCTAATAAATGATATTTATCATTATTATCTATAATAGTATCTGAATATTTTATTTCTTCATTTTGTATTATTGTGGATGTTTCATTTGGGAAAAAACTCTGTTTTTCATCATTTTTAGGTAAGACAATAGTATCTGTATTTTCTTTTATTTCAATAGGTGACTTATCTGAGGATACCATCGTCTTTGGTAATGCTGCAAACTCTGGTGATATCATCCTCTTGGGTGATGCCATTGTATTTTTATTTATTTTATTATAAATCTTTGTCATTGTCTTTTCTAAAAAGACTACTGGTTTTGGAGTATTTAATATATGACTAATTTGATAACCGCCAATATCTTCATCATTGAATATATCAGAATACCCAGCATCTTTTATAATCCATGCATTAGTATTATTATAAGGAACAACATTATCAAAAGTAGAATTATTTAGATGAGATTTAAAATAAGGATTATAATTTGCACGATATTGATTTATTGAACTATATGTATTATTCATTGGAACATTCCTAGATTTTGTATTAGTTGTTAAATGTTCTATTGATTTATTATTTATATAAATGATTAATATAAATAAAATTATATAAATTATTAATTCCATATAATAAATTTTAGAAATTAAATGTTTGGATAATATCAAATACTTTATGATTTTCTGCATCTTTACCAACATTCAATACTAGTGTCATAACATTATCAGGAGTTGTTATTATAATTTTCTTTCTTTGTATTTTAACATCAAATATATAATTTGTTTCATCTGTATTATCAATAATTTTCCATTCATATAACTCTTCAAATTCATATTCAATACTCCATTTTTTTTGTTGAATTATATCAATTAAACGTGTTATTAATGGTAATAGAGGTAATATTTTTTTATCTTGATAATATTGTAAAATACTTTGCATATCTGGTTCTTTATTTAATTCAATACTTGCAGTAATTGTTGATTTAATTTTGTTAATAATTTCATTAATTTTCATTTCAATTTCATATTGATAATTTCGTAAATGCACATGATATCCATCTAATAATTTATAAATATCTTTTTCCATAGTATAAAATGTATCTCTTAAAATATAATTTTTTTGAATAATTTGATTTAATTCATTTAAATTATTTGTAATATCTGATACTACCCATGGAAAATCTTCTAAATTATCAACACATACTATTAATTTTCTAATAATTTGTAATCCTAAATCTAATTTATGAATATCAGTTGATAAATTACTTATCATAATTATTCCATATGTTTCAGAATTATGTAAGAATGTATGAAAGTCTAATTCTTTCATACCTTGAATATTAGAATTAAAACTTGCTAATACACCCCATTTAATATGATGTGTTATCATATCTGATTGAAGTTTATTTATTTCATCTTTATTTATAACCGTTGTATAATTTTTACTTTCTAACATTATTATCTTATTATCAGGTAAATATAACCATGCATCTCCAGAATGAGGTGTATTGCTTTTACGTTCAAATTGAATATCACCATAACGTTGATTAAATATTTCTTCTAATACATTTTCACCAAAATTACCTTTCTTACACGAATTAGATGATAAGCCAATTAATTTTGATAAACTTGATTCAAAAGAATCTAATTTTGTAACTAGTGTATTTAATTCAACTTGTTGTGCTTTATATTCTTTTGGTGGGAAATGAATATCATAACCAGTTTTAAATAGTTTCTCTAAAATAGTATCTAATGCTGATTTCTTTAACATTTTTAAATGTGGATATTCAGAAGCATTTAATATAAAACTAACTTGTATTTGAGACATTTAATATAAATAAACTGTTTATTTAGTAATAATAAATTCAATATTTATATAAATATTGAATTTATTATATAAAAAGATTATAGAATATATAATAATATAGATGCATATATTTTTATTTCATAGAGATTTAAGAATTAATGACAATACCGCATTGATTTCACAAATACAAACAATAAAAAAATCTATTATTCCTATTTTTATATTCACACCGGAACAGATTGAACCATCAAAGAACACATATTTTTCAAATAATGCTGTGCAATTTATGTGCGAATCATTACATGAACTTTCAGATGAGATAAAAAAAAATAAAGGAAAATTACTATTTTTTAAAGGAGATACTATTAAAGTTTTAAAATCAATTCATAAATATGAACCAATTGAATCAATTAGTTTTAATATAGATTATACACCATATGCTAAAATGCGAGATGCACAAATTATAGAGTGGTGTGAATTACATAAAATATTATATATTATTAAAGAAGATTATGCATTATTTGATTTGTTAGAAGGTGATACTAATAAAAATGATAATACGCCATATTTAGTATATACGCCATTTATGAAACATGTATTAGGACAATTAGAGGTTAAACCAGTTAATAAATTCAAATCCTGGTTATTTGGAAAATATAAAGATTTAGAATCAACAAAATATATTATAGAAGAAAAAATAATACCTACTTTTTATACACCAAATGATAAAATTAATGTTCATGGTGGAAGGTCTAAAACATTACAAATATTATCTAATCTTGATAATTTTAAAACATATTCAAAATCAAGAGATATATTAACATATAAAACAACATTTTTAAGTGCTTCATTGCATTTTACTACTTGTTCTATTCGTGAAGTATATCATAAAATTGTTAAAGTATTAGGTAAAAAATCAGGATTAATTAGAGAACTTGTTTTTAGAGATTTTTATATAAATGTTATTCATAATTTTCCTCATGTATTAGAAGGACAAATTAAAAGTAAAAATAAATCTTATAAAGAAAAATATGATAATATTAAATGGTCTTATAATAAAAAAGTATTTGATGCATGGACTAATGGAGAAACTGGTTTTCCTATAATTGATGCAGCTCAAAAACAATTAAATACAACCGGTTATATGCATAATAGATGTAGAATGATTACTAGTAGCTTTTTAACAAAAGATTTACATATTGATTGGAGATGGGGAGAACAATATTTTGCTTCTAAATTAGTTGATTATGACCCAATTAATAATTCACAAGGTTGGCAATGGTCAACTGGTAATGGAACTGATGCTCAACCATGGTTTAGAATATTTAATCCATGGACACAACAAAAAAAATGGGATGTTAATTGTGATTATATAAAATTGTGGCTACCAGAATTAGAGTCGGTTAAACCAATTGATATTCATAATTGGTTTAAACCAGATGTCCGAGCTAAATATCCTAATGTTAAATATCCAGAACCAATTGTGGATCATGATAAAGAAAGATTAATAACAATAGATATTTATAAAAATGCATTAAAGTAATTCATTAAAGTAATTCATTAAAGTAATTCATTAAAGTAATTCATTAAAGTAATCCATTAAAGTAATTCATTAAAGTAATTCATTAAAAAAGTGATTCATTTCCATTATAAGACAAAATATCATCGTCGTCACATAACATATTTGGATTTATTATTTGTTTTACTTCCCAACCAGGTTTAACTTTTATACGACTATATGAAATATTTAATGTTATAAATTTTTGATTTAAAAAGTATTCATCACTGTTTATGCACGAACAATATGAAATATCTAATGATATTGGTGTATTTATTGTATAGCCTAACATTGTTAAATCTGTTATTTTAGTCCGGGACAAACATAATTTTTTAATTCCTTTAAAATTTGGCAATGTTTCATTAGTAACATTACATCCAGATACACTTAATGCATATAAGTTCATCTGTGGTATAAAACTAAAATCTGTTAGATCAAGAAATGATAATTCTAATATCTTTAACTTTCGTAAATGTATAATATATATAATATCAGTAGCAATAAAATTACATTTATGTATAGTTATTTTTTCTAATAATAAAAAATTTGCTATATTTTCATATGTTGTAAATGTACATTGATCTAGATATAATTCACATAATTCTGGAATTATCCAATTAAAGTTTTGAACGTTTATTTTAGTTATAAATAGTTTTCTTAAATGTAAAAACTGATTTTCATAGAAATTTATAGTTGATATAAGTATATTATATATATGCAACTCTTGCAAATGAGTTGGAATTTCATATGGATTTATATCATTTAAAGATAATTTTAACTTTTTAACTGAATCAAATGACCTGCTAACAAGTGATGTAATTTCTTTATGAGTAATATCAATATATGACGGTAAAGCTATATCTTTAAGTGTTTCATTTGTGATAGATGTATTTAATAAGTTTATACCGTCTATACCATCTAATATATGTGAAAGTTCAAGTGTATTTCCTCTATAATTTGACAAATTAAAATATATTTTCATATTAGGATATACTCGTTTTATATGTTCAATATAATTTAACATTTGTTGTTGTTCTTCTTTATTACCATAAATATATCGTGATGTAATTGTATCTATCAGTAATATATAATGTGCATTACATATTGCTAATAGAGTATTGTATTCCTTGCATATTTCTCCAAATGATTTTGTATCATGAATAAATATTTTATTTGGTAAATCATATGCATACTTATATGAATTTTGTATAAACATACTTAAATCATGTGTCGGCTCGCATAATGTTAATTTTAATTTAAGCAGCTTTCCAAAAAAAACTTGTAAAACTTTATTTCTGAATATTTCATTTTCTATAAATTGTTTTGTATTATTAAATGTAATATGTACATATTTACGGAAATTCCTAGCCGCCTTACAAGTTTCAAATAATTCACACATATCTAATTCACGCATTTCATATAGTAAAAATAAATTTAATATCTTAATTAATGGTTGTTCGGCATTGTGCGCCCTAGCTTGTGCAAGTGTCATTCCACACTAGGCTGCTTTCAAATGTTATATAATAATAAATTATTATATAAACATTTATATTTTCAATATTTATTTTTATACATAATAAGACTATATACTGAATCTAAATTACTAGTATCTATGATTTTAGTGCAACCATATAAATTTAATTTATGCACTCCACCTAACATACTAACATCTGTAATATATGTACATGCTAAATTTAAATTATGCACAGTTCCTAATGCACTTACATCACTAATACTAACACACCCGCGTAAATTTAAATTATGCACTGTGCCTAATGCACTTACATCTGTTATTTTACAACATCCAGTTAATTTTAATGTGCGAACATTACCTAATGCACTAACATCAACAATTTTATTACAATAAGATAAATTTAACTTATATATATTATGTAGCGCACTTACATCTATTATATTTTCACAAGATGATAAATTTAATGAATGTACTCCACCTAATGCGCTAACATCTTTTATACGATTACAATAAGAAAGATTTAATTCATATACATTTCCTAATGCACTAACATCTTTAATATTGCATGATGATAAATTTAATGTATGCACTGTGCCTAATTTTGATACATTTTTAATATTTAAACACATTGATAAATTTAAATTATATACAGTTCCTAATGTGCTTACATCTCTAATATTAGTGCAATCTGATAAATTTAATGTATGCACACTACTTAATGAACTAATATCTGCTAACATATGACATTTTGATAAATTTAAATTATAAACAGTTGATAAAGCACTCACATCTAGAATATTATAACAATTTGATAAATCTAATATACGTACATTACCTAAATTCATAACATCTGTTATTTTATAACAATAAGATAAATTTAAATTATATACACCATATAATTTATTAACATGAATATTTCTTTCACACCCAGATGCATTTAATATTTTTACTGAACCTAAATTACTTATATCTGTAATTTTATAACAATAAGATATATTTAAATTTTTTACAGTGCCTAATTTACTTACATCACTCAGTTGATTACATCCTGTTAAATTTAACATATTTATAGTTCCTAATTTACTAACATCTTTTATTTTATTACATCCAGTTAAATTTAAATTAGACACTTTATTTAATGCACTAACATCAACCAAATTATAACAATAAGATAAATTTAATATATGAACATTATGTAATGCACTAACATCTGTTATTCGATAACAATAATATAAATTTAAGTTATATACATTTGTTAATGCACTTACATCAGTGATTTTACTACAATAAGACAAATTTAATGTATGAACATTTCCTAAACTACTTACATCAGTAATATTATAACAATAAGATAAATCTAAATTATAAATATTACTTAATACACTAACATCTTCTAATTCATCACACGATGATAAAACTAATGTATGCAATTTATTTAATAAATTTAAATTAATATTACTAACATAATGTGATAAATTAAGATAATATATATTATCAAAAATATTATAATCATAAATATTATAATTAAAATCACTTAAATTAAGTCCTAATTTATAATTTAAATATTTTGATTTTTTTATTTTTATATATTCTAATACATATTGTCTAAATTGTATATCGTTATGATATTTTTTTGAATAATATTTATTAAACATCATTATATTTTTGAATTTATATTTTTTTAAACCAGTGCATGTATCTGACAAATATTTTATATTTTTATTTAATAAATATTTTATAATAATATTAAATAAATCGTCATTAAATAATATATCCATTAAAGGCATTTATATAAAATAAGATTATATTTATTTCAGTTTTCTAATATAATAACGACCTAATGTTGTAATTCCATCATCTGCAAATGGACTACAATCTGTAATACCTGTGCAAAAAGATAAATCTAATACTTTAACATTATCTAATAGTATATCTACATTAGTAATATTTGTACATCCCATTAAATCTAAAAAACGTTTATTAACAAAAAATTGTAAATCATTATCAGTAATTTGAATACAATATTGTAATATTAATTCTTGTACATTTATAAGTTTTGAAAAATCTGTAATTCTACAACACCTTGATAAATCTAATATTTTTGCAGTAAAACATGGAATATCAGTAATATAATAACATCCTAATAAATCTAATTTTTCTACATTTATTAAATTATTTACATCAGTAATAAGCTCACAACCGTGTAAATTTAATTCTTTAACATTACCTAATGCACTAACATCCGTTAGATTGTCGCACCCACATAAATTTAATTTTTTAACATTACCTAATGCACTAACATCAGTTAAGTTGGCACAAATGGACAAATCTAAATTTTTTACATTGCCTAATGCACTAACATCAGTAATACGACAATGAGATAATTTTATTGTGTGTAATTTTGAGAGATGACTTACATCTGTAATATAATAACACATTGATATGTCCAATCCTTCAAGATGAGATAACATACTAACATCTGTTATACAACAGCTTGACAAATTTAGTGTTTTTGTATAACTAAAATGTATTAAATCTGCATTAGTAATTTGTTTACATCCTCTTAAATCTATATGCATAATACCTCGCAGACTACTAAAATCGGTAATAGCCGTGCAATATGCTAAACTTATAAAACTATTTATATTAATACGGTCTTCTGTATGATCATACCAATTTAAACTATAATACCAATTTAAATTTAAATAATGTGTATTTATCATTTGTTCTGATAAATCTTTATTATGAGATAATATATCTATTTTTGTAAGAGAAGATTCATATAGTTTAACTATAGGTATGCCATCTAATGGAGTAATATCTGTTAGTTCTTTTGCATAACTAAGGTCAACATAATATACACCTTCAAATATATCATGTAGAGTTTTATTTATAGAATAAGCCAAATTAAGATGTTGCAATTTAAGACCAAATTTAAATTGAGGATATTTAGTTTTCATCTTTCTTCTATAGTTTAAAATGGTTTGTCTAAATGGTTCGTGGTTATAATATAAATCAGAAGCATTATTATTTAATATCATTATTGTATTTTCAAATTTATATTGTCTTAAACCTGTGCATGTATCTGCTACACATTTTAGCATATCATGAAATAAATATTTTTTAATATTATTAAATATGATATAATCAAAGAAGACCTGCATGTTGGGCATTTTTATAAAATAATAATAAATATACAATTAAATAATAATATTTTCAATATTATTTATTTTAATCTTCTAGTATAATAACGTTGAAATGTTGTAATTCCATCATCTGCAAATGGACTAAGATCTGTAATACCTGTGCAAAAAGATAAATCTAATATTTTAACATTATCTAATAGTATATCTACATTAGTAATATTTGTACATCCTGTTAAATCTAAAAAATATTTATTAGCAAAAAATGGTACATCCTTATCAGTAATTTGCTTACAATGTGCTACTGTTAAATATTGTACATTTATAAGTTTTGAAAAATCTGTAATTTTACAAAATGATAAATCTAATATTTTTACAGTAAAACATGGAATATCAGTAATACTATAACATCCCAATAAATATAATTTTTCTACATTTATTAAATTACTTACATCAGTAATATGCTCACAGTTGTTTAAATTTAATTCTCTAACATTACCTAATCCACTAACATCCGTTAGACTGTCGCAACCATGTAAATCTAAATTTTTTACATTACCTAATGCACTAACATCCGTTAGATTATTGCAACAAGACAAAATTAAATTTTCTACATTGCCTAATGCACTAACATTAGTTAGGTTACAGCAACTGGACAAATCTAAATTTTTTACATTGCCTAATGCACTAACATCAGTAATGCGACAGCGGTGTAATTTTAATGTGTGTAGTTGTGAGAGATGGCTTACATCTGTAATATTATAACATTTTGATATGTTCAACCCTTCAAGATGAGATAACATACTAACATCTGTTATTAGATTACATCCTGACAAATTTAGTGTTTTTGTATAACTAAAATGTATTAAATCAGCACTTGTAATTTGTTCACACCCTGCCAAATCAACATGCATAATATATTGCAGACTACTAAAATCAGTAATAGCAATGCAATCTGCTAAATTTATAAAACTATTTATATTGTTACGGTCTTTTGTATTATAATACCAATCTAAATTTAAATACTTTGTATTTATCATTTGTTCTGATAAGTCTTTCTTATGACCAATATGAGATAATATTTCTATATTTGTAAGTTTAGAACAACCAATTAGTCTGACTATAGGAATATCTTTTAATGGAGTAATATCTGTTAGTTCTTTTGTATAACTAAGATCAACATAATATAAACCTTCAAATATATCATGTAGAGTTTTATTTGTAGAATAAGTCAAATCAAGATAAGGCAAATGAAGACCAAATTTAAATTGAGGATATTTAGTTTTTATCTTTCTTCTATAGTTTAAAATGGTTTGTCTAAATGGCTCATGGGTATAATATAAATAAGACGCGTTATTAGTTAATACCATTATATCTTCAAATTTATATTGTCTTAAACTTGTGCATGTATCTGCTAAACATCCCAGCATATTATGATGTAATAAATATTTTTTAATATTATTAAATATAATACAATTGAATAAGACCGTTGATAGCGCCATTTTTATAAAATAATAATAAATATGTGATTAAATAATAATATTTTCAATATTATTTAATCATATTTCATCTGTATACTTGTATTCTTTTGATTTTGATAGTGCTATTGTATCAGTAATGCCTTCACAATTATCTACATTTAGATAACATACATTGTATAACATACTAACATCAGTAATACCATTGCATTCTGATAAATTTAAATTGTATACATTACCTAAGGTGCTTACATCTTTAATATTTGTGCATCCACTTAAATCTAAAATATAATTATTCCCTAATGACCCTATATCAGTAATACCATAACAATAACTTAATTTTAAATCATACACATTACCTAATGAACTTACATCTGTAATACCATAGCACAAACTTAAATCTAAAATATAATTATTACCTAATGCGCTAACATCTTTAAGACCACTACAACCACTCAAGTTTAATTTATACACATTACCTAATGCGCTAACATCTTGAATACCAGAACAATAACTTAAATTTAACTCATGCACATTACCTAATGCACTAACATCTGTTATACCAGAACAATATTGTAAATTTAATTTATAAATATTACCTAATGAACCTCCGCAAGCTTTGCTTGAGGAGCTACTTTGCACAGCTTTGCTGTGCAATGAACCTGGAGAAACTCTTTGAGTTTCTTCAGCTAGATTATCTGAAAAATCTAAAGATTTTTTAGATAATGAACTTATATCTTTAATATTATAACAATTACTTAAATCTAACTCGTGAACACCACTTAATCCACTAACATCTATTAACTTATTACAATCTCTTAAATTTACATAATACAAATTACATAAAACACTAACATCTGTAATATTATAGCACCCATCTAAATCTAAATGTCTAACATGTGCAAAATATGGTAGGTCTGTATTTGTTATTTGTCTACAACAACCTACATTTAATCTACGTAATTTTAACATATCTTTAATATATTTAAAATCTGCAATATTATTACACAAATATAAATTTAAACTAACAATATTTGTAAGAAAACTTATGTTTATTAGTTTGGGGCATAGTATTAGATCTAAATATTTTACATTATGTAAATTATTAATATCTGTAATATTACTATGTGATAAGTTTATTGATATTAATTGTGCCTCTTTTACAATATTATTTATATTATTTATATTATTTTGTGAGAAATATAAACGCACAAGTTTAGGAGGTAAAACTGTAATTGTGGTTATTTGTTTGCAACCTGTTATTGTAAGTGTTTCTACATTTGTTAAATATTGTAAATCATCACATGTAAAATTTTTACAATAACTTATATTTAGGTTACATACATTTATTAATTTATTTATACCAACACAATTATAACTGCATTCAAGATCTAAAGTTTCTACATTACATAATTCGCTCACATCTTCAAGTGCTTTACAATATGATAAATTAACACTTTTTACATTTTTTAATGCTGATGGATTTGTTATATTTGAAAATGATAAATTTACAGAATATATATTATCAAATTCATTAGCAACTATTCGTATATCTAAATTTCTATATAAATCGAGTGTTAATAATTCTTTAGTATTAATCATATAGTTTTTTTCTATTTTAGCCATATGATCTATTACTTGTTGCCGAAATACCGGATCATAATAATATAAATTTGAAAAATGTTTATTTATTTTCATTCTATACAAAAATTTATATTTTCTTAAAGTTTTACATGTATCAGCAAATAATATGAGATGTTTAGAAGTATACCCATCCATTAAATAATCAACAATAATAGGACCAAATATGTCACTATATATTAGAGTTGCCCAATCACCGACCATGTTTTTATAAAATAATATTCATTGATTATAATTAATTATAAATTCAATATTTATGTGATTTTATAAATAATTTTAATTAACAAAATAAAAGTTTATTTCAGCCACCGTTGTTGGATTTGTTTATAATCATCATTGTGATCACAACAAGTAATAACCATTAATCTTGGATCTATTAAAATATCTCCAAAATTTTTAATTTCTTCACAAAAAGAATGGTGTTCACAAATTGTATTTCCCCATTTTATTTTATTGTAAATGTCTGTTTTTATTAAAAAAAATCCACCAAATGATGAAATAACATTAAATATGTTATTATTAGAACATAATAAAGATTTATCTAAATGTGTGTAAGCATCTCTATATTCACTACACGATTTGCAATTTTCAAATAGACATTTGTTATCTGTTAATTTATAATCAATATTTTTATTACTTATAAATGCAAGAGAATCATAATAATGATAGTTAATAAAATCCGAATTTTTAAAATTTGTATAGCATAAATCATATAAATTAAGTGCTACCATAGATACTGGGGATAGTTTTATTTCTAAATTTTGCCCCCAGCCACTATTTGCATCAGTCCGTGTTATTTCTAATATTTTTCCATTTATAGTAAAATCAAATGTGTCAGACCAAGATTGGCATTGAGGATTTGACGGGTGTTTTAATTTAATTGTAGAAATTGTAGGTAGTTCAATTATTTTTATATTTGTTTCAGATGGACCTATTGTATATGTATATTCACTAAATGTATTTATCATTTTTTTTATAGTGTTATAAGTAAATACAATACCTTCATCTATTATTAATGTGTAATTAGATTGTAGATTTCCATGTAAAGACTTTAATCTATTTCTAAGAAAACTCATATACTTACCTCTTTTTATATCAATTCCTCCATAAAATGTTTTATTATTATTTATATTTTCCAAAAAGTATTTACCATTTCTATTTTTACTTTTATAAAAGTGTTTAATTGCATTTTTTGTATCATCTGTTGAATCATTTTCATAAATAAAATATTCAAACATATATTTATTAACATATATTTCTTCAATTGTCGTAAAAATATCATTTAAATAATGTATATATTTCTCTCTATTTTTTATAATAAGAACTACTGAAATTATTATCATATTATTATATAAATTAAAATTAAACTTATTTTTATATACAAATTAACATTCATCACAATTTGTAATATTTATTTGATTTTATAATCAATCAAATCATTTAGCAAAATTCTATTTCTTCTAACACTTTCATAAGGATGTATGATAGATTCATTATATATTTTTTTACACATTTGCATAAAAATTTCAAAATATTCTTTATTAACAATTTCTAACATATTAACATTACCTAATTCAATTGTTATCCATTTATTTTCCTCGGTATCTTTGGACTTACCCGTATAAAAATATAATGAATCGTATGTCCAATCAAAAACTAATTTATATTCATTAAATACAAGTGTTCCTGCAGCTGGGCCAAATGTGTAATTCATCTTAATAAATTAAGATATAATATTATTTATTTAATATTTCAATTTTTATTTAAAAATCATATGTAGTTCTCCAATCAATGATACGTTTACGAATCACATCAATATTGTCAGGACTTTTAACTATTTTACCATTATAATAAAATGTTTCTAATAAATTAGGTTTATCAGAAACAATAGGGTCGCCTAATTTAAAACATTGTGGTATATTACTATCATTTAATGCAATATGAAAACGACCTTTCTTGGACTCTTTACTAGGAGTTTCTTTACACACATCTCTTACTTGAATTGAAGTATTTCCATCTTCTGTCTCAACTAAAAATGTTTGTTCAGATGACTTCATTGCAAAACGTTCAGTATCTCGGTCAATTCTTTGAGCTAAGTTTCCACCTACACCAAAAATAATATTTGAAGCACACCATTTATTAGTAATCATTAATTCTAAAATTTTTTTAATTTTTTGAATGTTTAATCCATCACCATAAATTATTTTATATTGTGGTGGTAATAATTTAAAACCTTTTACATTTTCTTTAATTAAATCACTTAAATTTGTTTCAATAATTTTAAAAATTTCTTGAATAGTTTCAGCTGGAGACATTTCAGTCCCATCTGAATTTAATAAAGATGAATCAGGTCTAATTACAAAAGTGCCATCTCGTTTCATAATTATTTCTTTAAGTTCGCCTGATGTTACTTGATTAACAAAATTTTTCATATCATAAGTATCTGCTACATATGATATTATACCATCTGGATATATTTTTAATACTCGTTTCACTTGGTCAAACTCACCCTCGCGTCCTTGCATCATTGCTTGATTATGTTCAATTGCAGCAACTGAATATGCAGGCATTTGATTATTACCAATTGTATTTAATGTATAAGTTATAGCTGGAATTGTATCACTACCCATTGTAACATATAAGATTGCACCGCACCCAATTTTGGCAGCTTCCATGCATGTAGTCCCTCTTAATGCAAAACATTGAAGAGCAAATGGTAGCCAACTATTTAATACTTCTTTTGTTGTTGTTTTATTAAGAGCTGATTTAATTACTTTACTATATTCTAATGCATTAGTTGCACATGTTGTTGGATACCATATACATTGTAAAATTAATGGTTCAAAATGAGTTACAAGTTGTGCACAATCATTATCTGTGCTTTCAATTGTTGCAATTGGTATTCCAACTGGTAAAATAGTTCCTTCTAAAAGGCCGTCTATCTTTAATGGAATTTTGCCAGAATGACAATAAATTACTTTAATCCACGGCCAAGGATTAAAATGATAACGACCATCATGAGAAGGTGTCGAGAAATGTTGAGCTAAAAATATAATTGCTTCATATAAATCATTAATAGTAACTGTAATAGATGCAAATTGTTTAGCTAAATGTTGAATTCCTGCAGCAATTACATGAGAATCTCTTGCGCCTTTTCTAGGTTCTACTGATGCATACATTGCGATAAGAGTTTCTTTTTTCCCATTTACAAAATCAGTATCCCTTGTCATATTACCTTGTGAATATTTATATGAATCAGAAGTGAAAATTGGATTTTTATCATTAATACTATTTAATTTGTTACTATGGTTTGTAATAACATAATCTATATATTCTTTCATTTGGGGGTCTTTTTTATAAATAGTTAATAAGAATTCATAATTTTCATAATTTACTACAGTAGTCATATTTATTATTTTGATAACTATGATTTTTATTAATTTTATCTTCAATTTTTCTAAATATATACTAAAATCATTTGCTAAATAACTGTATAATTGTTTATTGTAATATGTTATTTAATTCAAGCAAATCTGATAACCACATTTCTTTATCTGTTTTACTATTAGTATTTTTATATAATAATTTTAATTCGGATACTTTTTCATATAATTTATCTAAATTTGCTTTTGTTAGTTGTTTGAATGTCATATTAATTAAATAATCATATGAATTATCAATAGTATCAATATTTTGTGATTTTAAATATTTATTAATTTGTTCTGTTTCCATATTAAAAATATTTCCTTTATTTTTAATAACTAGTTCAATAAATTTAATTTGATGATTAATAAATTTAATTTCATCAGTATATTTATTTAATAATAATTTTTTACGTTTAGTATAAAAGCCTAATCTCCATAAATAAAATTCTTCTAATATTTCTTCAGCTGTAGTATATGTTTTAATTAAATATTTATCAGTATATAAATTCATATTAGATTGTTTAATGGTTTTATATAAATGTAAATACTTATATAATACATTTAATCCATCGCTATCACTTGTGTTTTCTGCATGTTTAATTTCATCAAGTTTATCTTGTGTAAATTTTAATACAAAATGAATTCCAACATCTGATGATAAATTATTATAGGATTTGAATAAACATGTTTTAGAATTATAAATAAATTCTTCTAACCATTCTTTGTAATCATTTGTCCATAATTTAATAGGTAATTCTGTTATAACTAATTCTAATTTACTATAGTTTATTATAAATACTCCACAGCTTAACCATGTAGTTTCATTATACTGTATTATAGAACCTGTAAATCCTTTGTAATATGGTATTAATTTATCTTTATTTTCTTTATTTTGTAATTTATTTTCTAACCATTTAATTATTTCTATTGGATTAAAATTAGGAATAAAGGTGCTAAATCCCGTGCCAATACCTTCACAACCATTTATTAATATTAATGGAACTATTGGAATATAATATTTTGGTTCAATTTGATATCCATCATCATCTAAATATTCTAATAATTCATTATCAGTTTTAATAAATATTTTTTTGACATATGATTCTAAAAATGTATAAATATATCTTGCGGATGAATGATCCTTACCACCCATTAACCTTGTTCCAAATTGTCCCTGTGGTGATAATAAATTAATATTATTTGAACCAATAAAATTATGTGCCATATTTATAATGGTAGATACTAATGATTGTTCACCGTGATGATATGCAGATACTTCTGCAACACCCGCAGCTAATTGAGCAACTTTTGCTTCATTTATTACATTTTTTTTCAAACATGCATATATAACTTTACGCTGCGATGGTTTAAATCCATCCATAATAGAAGGTATAGAACGAATATTATCATAATTAGAAAAGTGTATTAATTCTTGATGTATAAATTGGTTAATACTAATTGATTTATTTTCTAATTGTAGTGTAATATCTGGATTATAATTAGATAACCATAATTTCCTATCATTAATTTTATCTTTAGAAAAGGCTAATAATATATCTTTATTTCCATCTTTTGAATTAATTAAATCAATTGTATTTGTTTTTATATTTTTAAAATAATCACCAGCCTCTTTAGCGGTAGATGTTCCTAATCCTTTATAATATTTAATTTTCCAATTAATATTATCTGTAGTTTTATCTTTCCATAATTTATATTCTCTAACATTAGCAAATTGTATAATAGTTTGGTTTTTAGTAACTTTAATTAATGGCGTAACTAGAATTTTTATAAATCCATTAATATTAAGTAATGATGGATAAAAATAATCAAAAAAATTAATAATAAGTCCTTTTATATGAGAACCATCTTCATCAGCATCAGTCATTATCATCACTGAACCATAACGGATATCATTATTTAATATAGATTGTTTATCTAAAGTTATACCTGTTTTCAATCCTAATATTTTTTTAATATCAGATATTTCTTGATTATTATTAATTTGAGATACAGATGCCTCGCGAACATTTAATAATTTACCACGTAATGGATAAACACCATAATAATTACGTCCATTAGGAATAGCTGAAATACCCGAAATAGCAGTTGCTTTAGCAGAATCACCTTCTGTTAAAATTAATGTACATTCATGTGATTTTTTAGTTCCTGCTAAATTAGCATCTTCTAATTTAGGGAGATTTTTAATTTTAGATTTTTTAGAACCATCTGTTTTTGATAATAATTTTTGATTAGTTAGTGTTAATGCTTGTTTTAGTTGTTCTAATAATGGTGAATTTTTTATATTATTCCAAAAACTATCAGGGATTATACATTTCATAGAAACATTATTTAGAACTCCAAATTTAGTAATTGGTGTATTTAATTCTTCTTTTGTTTGTGAATTAAATGTTGGATTTACAATAGATGATTTAAGACATATAGTTATATAATCATTTAATAATTTTTTAGTAAAATTAAAACCAATAATTTTTTGAAATTTATCTAATAATAAATCAATAATATATTCCACATGTTTTCCACCTTTATTAGTAAATATACCATTTACAAATGAAATATGAGGAATATCATTATCATTAAATCTTATAGCAAAAGACCATAATGGATTTTTAACACAATGTGATATAATCCATGAATGTTCTGATGGATATAATTGTAAATATGATTCAAAATTATTTTCCCTTTTTATATATTTATCATTTAAATATATTTTAATATTATCACGGGTTAAGCCAATTAAATCTATTATACGACGTGATAATAATTTTATCATATCATCTGAAAAACTATCTGTTTTAAATTTATTAAAATCAGGTTCTATTGTTATTTTAATTCCCCCTTTATTTATAATTATATTTGAGTTTATTGTTATATCTGCAAATTTATATTTTTTAATAATTGGTTTTGATATTTTGCTTAAATTATTTTCATATGTTTGAATATAATATAGTTTTCTTGTAGAATCCCATACTTCAATAATAAATTTTTTTGAAAAAATAGCAGATAATTTTGCTCCTAATCCATGAGTTCCGCCAGTTATTCTATCTTTAGTATCATTATAATTTGTTGATGTTAATAAATTAGCAAATATTAATTCAGGTATATATATTTTATGTGTAGGATGTAATACAACATCAATACCAATACCGTCATTAAATATACTGAATGATTTATTATCTAAAACGACTGATATTATATTTAATGTTTTATCTCTAATAGATTGGTCGTAAGCATTAACAATTAACTCATCAACAATTTTATACAACCCAGGAGACCATGTTATTTCTTTATGAATAATACTTTTATTATAAATAAATTGTTTTTCATTACGAGAATCAATATCTCCAATATACATCCCTGGTTTTTTTAATATATGTTCAATTGGTGATAACTTAACATAAGTTGATTCAATACTTGTATCTAACTGTGTAGTAGAATCTTGTGAATTATACACATGTTTTGATTTAGTCATTATATTATATAATATAATTAAACTTAATTATATGATATAATAATTATTGTAATATTTTTTTATATTGTAAATATTTATATTTATATTTTATATATTTCCGTTGATATGTATCAACTATTGGAACTAAATCATCTTTATTTATATAACCAACTTTATTATGATCGTACAAATCACAAATTAAAACAAAATTTTTGTCAGTTATTTCACCATTTGGTAATATTAAAATATTTCCCGGAGTAACAGTTGCACCGCGATGATAATTACCATTAATTGTGTCAACTTGTGGATCTTGATTATTTGCTAATAATCTTAGTGTTCTTGGTATTGTAACTGTATATTGATTATTTGCTATTTTTTTTAAATATTTTTGATTAATATATCCAATTATATTTGGATTATATTTATCAACTACATACATAAATATTTCAGGAGTTTGAAATGTAATCTCTTGTAGCGGGTAAGTTAATGTAGACTTTTCATCAATAGTTAAACCACGTAAACGTATGTGGTTGATATAAGAGGGATCATTAGGATTATGTAAATCATTTAATAATCTTAATGTGTGTGGTTTTTTTACAGAAAAAAGCGCCATTGTTTCTCGACTTGCAACAGTGTCTGCAGCTGGAACTGGGGGTGAAACTGCAGCTGCAGCTGGGGCTGGAACTGGGGGTGAAACTGGAACTGCAGCTGCAGCTGGAACTGGGGGTGGAACTGGAACTGCCGCTGGAACTGGAACTGCAGCTGCAGGTGGAACTTCAACTGGAACTGCGGGTATTTCAATTATAGCATAAACAGGTTTATGATCTGAAGACAATTTTGTAGCACTATGTTGTGTAAAATAATCAACAATTTTATTAGGTGTACTATAATTCAAGCTATCATCAATTAAAATATAATCACCAAAATATCTATCACTATCACCTGTTGTGCGCACACTGCTGAGACCTGTACAACATGTTATTGGTGGTTTTATTCCTTTCGATGATACAACTATTGAACTTAAATTTTGATATGGTGTATCGCTAAATGGCTGTAATCCTTGCCAATAATCTCCAAAACCATGATCATTAAAATCACCTAATACAATAGTTTTAAATGTATTATTTTTAAACAGTTGTGACCCATTGCGTACGTCCATGTTTTCAATATTCATAAAATCTTTATTTGTATTATCCAGATTGACAATAAATAAGTCATTTATATTATTACTTAATCTTTGTTGTAAATATTCTTTTAAAACGTGGTGAGCATTATGTAAATTAATTATAATATATTTATTAGAGGTATTAATATGTTCTAAAAAAATTATATGATATGGTCTCCCATCTCGGTTGGATTCATCAATATTACCCACTTTAACAGCCATAACTTTAAAATTTTCTGTATTATAAAATGTAGTTAAATCAATATGTACAATAATGCCACCTTTGTTAATATGTAAAGCATGATGAATACATCCCATTCTTTGTAAACGATGACTACTATTTATAATATCCGCATATTTTGCTGCTTCTTGTAATCCAATAATATCATATTTATCTTGATTAATTAAATCAACAACATTTTGTAAACATTCTTGTTTTCGTTCGCATTCTTGTGCTAAAAACCTCGCGGTTGTATCTCCGGCACTTGTACGATCTGCTTTCATACATCCCCAGCAAATATTCCATGATAAAATTGTTAAATTATTATCCATATAATATTTATAGAATTTAAAATTTTAATATTATATATTATATAAATTATTAAATATTTTATTTTATATTTCATATATTTATACTCATAGTGCGGTGTGGGTTTTTCTACAAGTGTTCATAATTAAGTATTATTATATTATATAAATTAAAAATTTATTTTTCACTGTTGCTTTTATCATGTAATAATATTAGATGTATAGATATATTAAAATTAGTACATATTTTTGAACAGATAGCTTAATATACGTTGATTTAATTATCTAACGGTGTAGTAAAATCTTGTGAATTATACACATTTTAATTTAGTCATTATTATATAATATAATTAAACTTAAAAATATGATATAATAAAAATTGAAATTTATTATTTTTTTTACTGAAAAAGGTGTAATATTTATAATTCTTTAAGAATTAAATGTTCTATTGTTTTATCTGTGTCAATAACTTTATTTATATTTTATATATTTTTGATGATATGTATCCTTTGTAAGCGACTCGTGTATTGTGCTATCTTGTCTAATAACTTCATTTACAATAGCTTTATGCAACATATCTTGTCCTGTGGCGTGAGGATGCAATGCACGTAGAGCTGCACCACATACTTTATTAAGCTTTTCCACCTCTTGTTTTGAAGGAACTGGTAATTTCCAGTTGATACTTGCTAGGAAAAAAACAGTGATGCATTCCCAGAATTTTGAAGCATCATTAGCATCGCCAAACAGCGTTTTTGCAGGGATGCCCTTACTAAGCTGTATCTGGGCAATTTGAGTGATCTTAATCAGGCGGTTTCTCAAAATGTCCACTTTAATATAAGCTCTCACCTCCTCTAAGTCTTCCAAAATGAGTTTCGATATCTGGTTTTTTTCCCGGATTGGGTAAAAAACAGGGAACACATACCATATCCAATGACTAGTCTTACGTCCATTACTAATCTCACTTTTGGCTATATCCCACGTTATAGAGTGTATTTTATCTTGACCGTTTTGATAATATATATGTGTTTGCAGTCTTTTTGAAATGTCATTTATACCGTCTTGAGATGCTAAGAGTAAAGTGTTTTGTATATTTCTCTCGCACATTGATTGACTATCAAATGTTCCTTCTAGATTAGGTATACAAATATATTTCAGAGTTGTCATAATTATATATAAATAGATAATTAAATTATATTATTTACCTAATTGATTTTTTAATTCCAAATATTTAGTTTTATATTT